AACACATAACTGATTTCTTCACGTTTTTACGACAAACATGCTCGGAATCGTCGATCCAATACCACTGGAAAGTATTGCGCAGTTTTTTCGCTTTCATCTGTGCCGAGCTTGGTATTCCTCGCCCTGACATAAATATCCCACAACCAAAGTTCATATCCAGAACAATCCAGCCATATACGCAGGAAGAAATTGCAGCTTTACTCAAACATGCCTCTTCAAAACGGAACAGGGCACTGATCCTCACGTTGCTGGACACTGGACTGCGTGTTTCTGAATTGTGCCGGCTACGAATTTCTGATGTCAATTTGGAAACAGGGTTTGTTACTGTAAAACCATACCAAACATCGCGAAAATCTCGTCCGCGCATAGTCATACTCGGCAACACAGCCAAAAAGCACTTATGGCACTACATTGCAGCTCGTCCTGATGGTGATGACCCTACTGCGCCACTTTTTGCTACTCATCGCGGTACACCGTTGGACAGAACACAGGTTAAGAATATCCTTCTGCGGATAGCAAAAAAAGCCGGCGTGCCGCATGTGCATGCGCACAGATTTCGTCATACATTCGCCATTCAATATCTCAGGAATGGTGGGGATATTTTTACTCTACAACGATTGTTAGGTCATGCATCACTACAAATGGTACGACACTATTTAGCATTGGCAGATACCGATCTCGAAACCGCGCACCGACGCGCATCACCTGCGGATAGATGGAAACTATGAACTGTTATTCTATTGGAATTTCTCCCTCAAATGCATATATGTCAAAACTTTTCGCCGTGGTATTATTTGTTAAAGCATATGCCATTATAAATCCTTGTAAATTTTGGCGTGCTCCTACCCATATATCGTTGATGTAATAGTGCAAATATTGTGAGTCTCTAATTAGTTCGATTTTTGTTATGTCAGTTAACGATACTGGTATATAAGTATTTAAACCACCGCCAGATAAAGAATCTAGTACAAACCAATAACCAGAACTCGTGTTATCTGCATATACTAAAGCGCCAAAAGAGAGTGGAGGAGGATTGGTTGTTGATGGGTTTCCAGTACTGTGACAACCAACAGCTATATATCCTCCTGAAGAAAACGAGGTTACGGGCTTTATTAAAAATAGAAGGCGATTCACAGAAACTAAACCAGGAGAAAGATAGATTTGCCCGCTGGTATTTGCAGTTGTTCCAGAGGATAATGAGATACCGCGTTTTTTTAAGGGTTTCGACACATAACCATATGAACCTCGCAACCACCCTAACTCACCAATAGTGCCGCTTGTTGTGCCGCCACTGCAAAAATAATCTCGAACGATTGCAATAGATGGATTACTAACCCAATGGGTATCTCCTTTAGAGGAGAACGATAAGTATCCAGCTCTTATCAATCGAAGTGAAATAAAAGATAATTTCACACCGTAACCTTCTAGAGTAATCTGCGGCGCAGTGTCACACCAAAAATAAGTCCTAAAAGCACCGCCATCTAAATAATATTGGTGGTTCATGTAAATGGTATTTGGAAATACATTCGGATTAATGGCATTGAGAATTATTGAGCCGCTCCCAACTACTGAAATCATTAATAATCCAAACGGAACACTTTGAGAGTAATTGCCTAATCCTAAAATGCCATTTTGATTTAATGATAGCACCCCATTAAGGATTAAATGTCCGTCCGAGTCAAATTCTGCACTCCCACTAGAGATAGCAGATAGCCAAAGATTTTGATCTTGAAGTGATGGATCTCTTACATACTCGGTATACGGAGTATTAACACTTTGCAGAATACCAAATGCTGGGCTTGTACCCATCCCATATGCACTCACGTGCTGGCCAGATAAAAATCCTTCTACAGGTAAAGCTGTGGGAGATCCTGGTGGTACATATTGCTCTAAAAGTAGTTGGCGACCACGTAGAATCAACCCTTTTGATGTGGCACAACAATCTCCCATACCAAAATTACCCTCTCCAGTATCAGAACTGATCCAAAATTGTGGTACTCCTGCCTCATTAGCCCCTACAAAATTAGCTTTTACTCCAAGCTCATCATATACAGACTGACTATCTGAATTGATGACCATTCGCACTTTCCCATTATCATCGTGAACACGAAATTCTCCAGAGGTAATAGTGCCCAAATCGCCACTGATTTCGTCTAAGTAGTCTGCTTTCGTGGAAAGCATTTCCAGCTCTGTTACCCTCCGTTCTAGCTGTGCCAACCTGTCCAAAAAGTTCCCCTCTACAGTTAGTTTATCCATTTCGACACTCATAGAATAGTATCCTCCTCCTTACCAATAACCCTCACATAGCCTTTATCTTCGGTATACTCTATCCCCACAATTCGCAGTGTCCCTTTATACCCGATTGCTGATCCCATAAATCCAGCAGTGTGCAGTTCAATATTAACATTTGCTCCCAATCGTAGGTTTTGCCATGCGTCACCAATATCGAGTACTTGGGCATCTACAACCATTCGGGGATACCCAACTACTTCTAGGCGCTCTGTGGTGTGTTTTTTTACAGCTGCTACCTGCGTAACGCCTTGAAAAAACTGGCTTCCCTGACGCAATCCATATAGAGAGATGGACATATCCTCACGCCCTACATACTGCGGTTTTGACTGCCAATTTACCCCTTCGCCATAACCGAGAAGCTCATTAGTAATTGTTCCCTGTTCAATAAGTGTTCTATTTGCAAGTGCCAAGTTGTAACCTTCTTTTAATATAAAATTAGCGTTGCATTCTAATTTGCGAAAATAGTCAAATGCAAAGGATAACTGACCATATTGATTTATAACCGGCCGCACAATAAAGTCGCCACCTGCTCTAGTAACAATACGCTTCAAAGTATCTAAAATACTCGTTGGATTAAACACTTCCTCATATTGAGTATTTTCGTCTTCAATTGTCCCAATGGCGATGGGGACTTTCGATAGTTTCAAAACTTCCCTTATTAACGTAGCTACCGTTCCTTTTATTTTCACATCTTTATGCCCAATGCTGTATGTGAACATATACTCAGCTGTATATGCTTGAATTACTACAGCTCCCCCACCCCATGTTCGCGGCGTATCTATTACCCCGCTCCATATTGGAAGCTTTGCGCTTTCTATAAGGATTAAGTTGCCGAAGCGCAAATAATCTGGGTTGCACTTTTTGTCGTAGATCGATAGTTCAAATTCCGCGCGCCCCACATCGCTCAGTATCCAAGTGCGATTGCAGGTTGCGCTAATTTCCGTAAGCTGTTTTCCCGACCGATCATATATCTTGATATTACTCATATATTTCTACCATCTTGTTCGGTAACTTACGGTTACATCCAATACACCCAAAGATCCTTCATTGGATGTAAAAGTCAACTCGTTCATTCCTGGTACTAGACGTAACCAATCCCTGCGTATTTCAGAAACTTGCAAGCTATTAATTGAGTTTTGTCCGTTCATCGTCACTATCTTATGTTCCGTGTCAATAATGATAGTATCCCCAGTTATTGACGGTGTTTTTAGTTGAATTCTTTCATTTAACGTTGTGTTAGTTATTGTGACATTAATGTGCCTTTGCCCATACTCTGGAAAAACATTTATAACGGGGGTATTTGTAGCATTGATGTCAATGATAACGGTTGATACCTCAAAATTTGCTCTATTAAGCGCGTTTGCGAATATTGAACCCTCTAATGCGAAACGAACGTATTTTGCATCAACAGCATAATTTGTTTTGCTCCAACTTATCCATGTATTTTGTTGTGAGGGGAATGTTTCATTCCAGACGTTCATCCAAGACATGCCGGCATCCAACATTTTTTGCAAACCAGCAAAGGTAGGGAAAGCAACATAATTTCGATATTTGGTTCCACTGGCAGATATACGGGTTATCATACAAGGATTACTTAAGACCCATACAATTCGAGCGCTTTCTCCCATTACATTGCCATTTCTTTCCCAAATATTCATTTCACAGCCCATTCTCATAGCTGGGTCAATATCAGCGCCTTCACCTGCTGTATAATATCGACTTGTCTTGCCCGTACTTACAACTACTGCTGGGTTCCATGCGCCAGTCCTTAATCCACTTGAAGCCCAAAATCCATCTCCTGGGTATATCCATTGAGTATTGCTACTTGTGGTAAGGTTAAATAGTGGTTTGTATGTATTATCTTGTTCTGGTTCATCTGCTAATTGATTTCCATATACCAGCCAAATATCTCTTGGAATTAATTTCACTGTAGCACCCGCTAGATGAACGGCTGCTGTAGTACCCTTTTGGGCTCTAGTAACCCCATAGAGTTTCCTCTGAACCAAATCTATCGCGTTATATGTAAAAATCTCATTGTCAATTTCTACGATCCCAGCCGTTGGCATCTTCCGCAAAATATCGTCATTAGTTTTTGTAGGCTGTATTATTATTTCGTTTATGCTCCCATTTGCAGGGATAACCGCACCAAGTTTTGTCTCCATTTTTGCGGGTAAGTCAACTATGATCCAAACCTTTGTTGCAGATGTGTTCATGTCGGTGATCCATCGGGGTACTTCGGCACCATCCACAAAAACCCTTAGGTCATTACCGTTAGCCAGCATTTTCCCTTGAGTAACTAAAGAAGCCGTATCCAAACCGCCATTGGTTATATCTAGTGGATAAGATGTTAATCTTTCATTTAGCTTGTTCCATATTTTTACGAATCTCATAAACCTATATCCATCGATTCCAATGGATGGCTGTATTGTATACGTCGGATACACTTCGAGAGCAGAAGTTATGTCGAGCTGAATACTGGGATTTGCATCGCTCACTGTTGCAGTTGTTTCTTGTATCTCTACGCTTTTCCATATCGGATCTGCCACAGCTAATATGATCTCAAATTTTGATGTTCCTTCTAGTTCAACTGTAATCGGCACGCCCTCAATATACACATCCTCTCCTATCTCATCATACGTCACGACAAGTCTTTTGGGAGTTATGTTGGATGTATCAAACATTCTCCTTATGCTAGCAGTAAGATCTTTTTTCAATGTTTTCAGCACAAGTGGAATTTTCACCATGTCGAAGTTTTTGCCGGCATAATGCGGGAAATTATCGCTGCGCTTAACAAAGCGTGCTTCTACGCTTGGCATGAATGGCGCGTCATCGGGAATAATACAAATGTAATTTATGCCATCATTTATATTTATTCCATCCCATGTTTTAACTGTGTACATAGTTTCCTCATGAAAGAGCTGCCAGCCATTCAGAGCTGATGCTTGTGCCTGCACCCAAAACGAGAGTGCCATAATTCTTCAGGGTGATGTTCTTATAAACTTTGGTGTTCTCTTCCCTTTGTCTTAGTAATTTTTGCGTTAATCTGTTTGGAATAATTGTCCCATTTACCGACGGAACAAATAACTCGGGTCCTAATTCACCTACTAGATATGTTGTATTTGCTTTCACCGGCCCGCCTGAAGCGTGGGGGGTGGGATTGTTTTGAGTCTCATTAATAGTTATATTACGGTGTATAGTCGTTATTGTTACGGTTTTATCATGTAGGGAATTGATTTGGTTTCTCAGTGCCCCCACTAATCCTATCCCTTCAGCCGCACCGGGGGTAGAAACATTCACTGATTTCGTATCAGGCGTGTTTTGTATTTGGTTTCTTAATGCTCCGACTAGTCCTATTCCTTCAGTCGCACCGGGTGTAGAAATATTTACTGATTTCGCCCCTGGCATACTTTGTATTTCATTTTTGAGTTTTACAATCGCTTGTTCGGCAGCACTGGTATTAGCTGTAACGGTTATTGTTTGGCTGGTTGATACTTGCGTAGTAGTTTTCGTCGTGAGCTGACTTGGCGTAACTGTTCCTAAACTGCGTAATTGTTGAAATGCAGATAAATTATCTTGCTGACGTTTGAGCTCCGTAAGTTGGGAGATAAATGGCTGAAGGTCATTCATCGTTATTTGCACATTCTTGCTTTGAAGCCCAGCTATGTAATCTCTAAGCTTGGCAACGCTGTTTATATATCCTTGTGTATTTTCATCTGCGCCAATCACCCCATCACGATTTTTATCATACATCTCACGAAGGCTTTGTATAGCTTTACCAACTGCAAAGCTGGTCTGATCTACTAAATTGAGTCTATTTGCAAGATCTAGCGCAGCATCAGCATTAAGAGCCATAGCAGTTTTTTGATACAAATATTCAGATGTTGTTCTCTGAAGCGTGGAAACGGCGTCCTTTTGCGCCTGATTTAGTTCATCCTGTTTAATTTTGCGCCGTTTATATGCTTCTTCAAGATCTTGCATCGTGTTGGCGTATTTGCTGAAAGCATCTGTTAGCGTCGTCTCAAGAGATGTCTTTAGCAAATCCTGCATTTGTACTGTTTGGTATATTTTTTCATTGGTTGATTCCAATGCTAGTTCATATTGTTTAGCTGCTTCAGTAGGGAATAGCTTACTCGTATCTGTAAGGGTTATGTTAGCCGCCTGGTATTGCTCCTTCATAATGCGATATGCGTCTGCTGTTTTTCTTGCCAGTTCTCGCTGTGTATTAATATCCTCCCATATTTTTCTCTTGGCTTCCTCATCTGTTACACCTGGCATTCCCATACCGCCAGATAGAGCCAGATTCACACCACGTGTAGCTCGCGCAAATTCTTCATAACTCGATGCTACTTGAGCGACGGCAACAGCTGTATCGCGTGCCCCTTTGTAGTTTCCTTCCCAAAACTGCACCCAGCCAGCAAGTGGTTCGCGTTGTTTCATTAACTCTGCGCCTAAAGCTCCCATGTCTTTGCCTGCCTTTTTCCATGCTGTAGCAGTCTGGAGTGCATTTTGGTTCAGATCATTTAGTGCCTTATTATATGCTTCACTCCCTTTGAGTATGCCTGCTGTTGCTACGCCTGCGAATCCTATGCCACCTAGAATAGTTCCAGCAATTGCCCCACCTCCAAGCGCAGCTATAGCCATTCCAATTCCATTCAAAGCAGAAATCACTGATGGGGCTATTGCTGCTAAACCTGTAAGAGCTGCTACAGCTTGATAAACACCTGATGGCACTTCCGCAGCTAACCGCGCGATTTCACCAAAACTAGTTGCAATGCTCTTAACCGTTTCACCGAGACTTACGCCGACATCACGTAGCCCTTGACGGAACTTTGCATCCTGAAAGACATTTGTAAATTCCACCAACATTGGTTTGACAGCCTCGAACGTCCCTGCAAAAAACTCCCGCAATCCAATCTCTTTCATGTCTTGAAGCGTGGATATTAGACCGCTGAAAGTCTCTGTTTGTCTTTTGGCTGCTCCCCCGAAATCCCGTTCAAGCGTTTGGATTATTGCCTCAATTGCTTGTTCAGCAGGTATCAATCCCTTTTCCCGCATTTGTATGATTTCTTGCGTTGTCTTGTTAAACGCACGGGCTAAAATCTGATCCACAGGAATACCTACTTCTGTGAGCTGCATAACCTCTTGCCCAGCTAAACGCCCGCGGGCTTTTATTTGACCCAACGCTAACGCAATTCTGGACATTGCATCTTCAGTAGTTCCACTGCCTGAAGCGAAATCAATCATAGCCTGAGTAAGGCGTTTGGCTTCTTTGGTGGTAAAGCCATAACCCATTGCCATTCTATATGCATCGCTCACCCCTTTGGACGTAAAGGGACTTTCTACCGCTAGGCGTTCAAGCCATTGTAATGTCTGCCGTGCTTCTGGCCCTACCATTTGAAGCGCACTTGCCATATCTTTAGCCCTCCCAGAAGCCAACGCTTCTCTGGCTATCAAGCTTTGCAAGCTCATGCCTAACCGCTCATAGCTGGCATATGCGTCAAGTGCTTCTCGCCCCAACCCTACTAGACTTTTAGTTGCATATCCTATTAATTGGGCTGAGAGTGTGCCTATGGCTACGCTTGCCGCCGTGCTGAATTTGCCCAGCGCATTACTCGCGTTGGTAACTCCAGTAGAAATACCGTCAGCAGAACTCTCCATTTTTTTGGAGCTGCTAGCAAACTTCTCCAGAGATTTACTGGCTCTCTGAAGCTCGCTCTCCAGCTGCCCAGCGTCTGCTTCTATTACTGCCTTTAGTCGCGCCGCTTCAATTGCCATAAGACATATGATAAAATTATGTTATGCTAAATCTGTTCCAAAAATTGACCGATATCGCAATCGATTCGATTATTAGAACATTTACGTGCTCAATTGCTTTAGTATATTGGGTTATTGTTCTCTGCATCGCTGCTTTCTCTATATATCTCCTTGTCGACCTATTTTCTCATTGAGTTCTTGTTTTGGGTCTCATAGCTTCAATCACCTCAGCTTCAATACTCTCCATCTCCAATGCCCATATCATCCAATAGATTGGACGCTTCAATAAATCCCAGGGGGGAACTCCAAGCAATTTCGCTGCCTTCATTACCGAGTACCATTCTGCCGGCTCGCCTTGCTCCCCTTGCGTAGCGAGCCAACGTCGTAGTTTTTTCTTTCTTCCCTCGATACTTTAAGGTCTTCCGAAATTGCCTCAGATATTGACGCTAAAAACCAAAATGGCATGTTGTAAATAGTCTCTCTGTTAACTTCCAGCTGTTTTCCCTTATCATCAAGCACATCCCACGAAACAAGGATGCCACACAGACTTTCTGCTAGCGCGCTAATTGGCTGCCGATTACGCTCCAATTCAGCTACCTTCACTTCGTGAGTAGGCGTATATGCTGAGGGGCTGTAGGTGATTCTAACAACCTCTCCTTCATAGCCCGGCTGTTTGAGCTCGACCTCAATAGTCCGTTCGTCAAGTAGCAAATCTCGAAAGCTTATGCTCATAATGTAGCCTGCCTGTTCACTACCTTAATCTCAAATGCTTTGCCCCAAATGCCATCGTACACACCATTGAAAGTCCATTCGATCTGGAATATTCCATCGTCATCGGAAAACTCGCTCACCTCGGCTATTTTCACTGCAGTGTCGATCTGTAGCCTATACTTATACGTAGAATATATCGGCTCGCTTGTGGCGAGGATGCGCAGGTACTTTGTATCCCCGGTTCTCATCGTGCTGAGTAAGCCCATCCCGACGTTGTCCGCCTCGAGTCGCAGTTTCACGGTCAGTTTTGGCTCTGTCTCAACAACAGCCGAATAGCTTGGTTGGGTTGAGTTGATTGCCCATAACTGCCCCCATCGGTCTGAAAGTTCCCAAGAAACTTGCATCGCCCGCAACAGCTTCGTTGTGCCCAATTGGGTATAGGAATTATCAAGGTACACATCAACATCTGTCGCGAGAACAGGTTTCAACTCAATTGCGGTCGGATTCGGTGTAATGGTAATCCCATCCACAAGTGCCGTGCCAAACATACTCCCACTCAAGGAAGTTTCGTTCCGTGTGAAGTCCATAGACAACGATGACACGATCCCGTAACTGAATCTTGCAGCGCGCACGGTTGCTGTACCTTGCTCAACTGTGAACGTCTGTGGGGTGTCAGGGGCACTTCCGCCAGTGAAAGTCCACTCATAAGCACTGCCACTGCTTCCACCACCGAGAAGTGTTCCTGTGCTTCCTCCGCCGATAATGCTCGCAAGCGGGTAGATGATCTCGCTGTAGGTCATTTGCCCTTCTAAGCTTGCTTCCACCCACTCCTTGCCGAGCGCTGCCAATGTTGGGTATTTTACTCCCATAGGTCTGAACGTCGAGATGTCTGCCTTCACCGAAGGCTGGATGCTTAAAGCTAACAGCTTTTTGTCCGCCGCAACGCTCCCGCCTGGCACACTCTCAAGTCCAATCTGTACCCCTTCAAAAAGAGAAGCTCTTTCTGCCATTTATTACCTCCTATATGAATTTAACATGACGATTGCCACTATAAATCGCTGCGCACCATAATCTTGGTGCTAAGCCCAACCACAAGTCATTTTCACTACGTACTATTGAGTTATACTGAAACTCACAATCTTTAAATAATTGCCCGACAAGCCGCGCACTTGCATTGGCAGCGTATCTCAGGTTCAGCTGGTCAACAAGCACAACAGCAAATCCTTTGTCCCTAATCACTTCGATGAAATTATCCTCCTGCTGATCTGAAAAGTATGGCAGTGGATCTTCATACCCCTTGTAACCTGCTACGCCGCCAGCAGGGTTTTTAAGCCCAAGATGAAGATGCACGCCTGTTGAACAGCCACTACTTCCCATTTCGCCAATCTGCTGCCCACCACGCACGCGAGATCCATTGGTGATTATCGCTCGCTTGAGATGCGCATAATAAGACACGCGGTTGCCCCAACTAGGATGAATGATCTTCACATAGTTCCCATACCCACCGGCTTCATATCCAACACACGCTGTACCATCTGCGACAGCATATACTGGATCACCAATGTTCCCCCCATAGTCGATCCCGTTATGCCCTGGGTAACTCCAGCCTGGATGCAAGCTTTCATTCGCATAGAATTCTGGATTTTCCCCAAACCGCTGGGTTATATATACATTCTTCACTGGCTGATAAAGTTTCATTGCGTATATACCCTCAACTCAACTCCAATATGCCGATATACTTGCCCACGCTCAACTTCAACGTACGGCGGGATTATTCTTTCTTCAGCGCAACCAAGCACTATGCCGCCCTGTACCGAGCCACTTGCCTTGTGAAGAACCTCACGCACACGCTCGATGATAGATGCACCTACCATAGCCGTTGTATTCAAATCCACTGCCCTCACTAGAACCAATTCGCTCATCATAATTCGCTCTGCCCCAACGCCAAGTACGCTTTCACAACTCATCGGTTGTACGATAACAAGTGGATACGTTGTTTTCTCCGGCGCAACGCTCAAAAATACTCGCCCACCGGCAAGGGAAAGAAGCGTAGCATCTGACTTTAACTTCCCCACGATCCACTCGGCAGATGTAAGTGTTCCCACCGTATGCTCCTCAAGGAACTTCTTAGTCGCTCTCTTCTATCACCGCTACCGCTTGGTGTACTCCTAATCCACAAATACAAGTCAGCGATAGTCATAGGCGTATATCCAAGCATTCGTGCTTTGTACTGCTGCAGCGCCAACACTTGTCCATTTTTACTGCGCACATACACCACCCGTGACTTTTCTCTCATGCCAAGATCATCTCGATAAAACAACTCATTCACAACATGCTCTCCAAACTCTGCAAGGCTTGTATAAATGACGAACGTACTTTCTCAGCTGCCGGCGTTAGATACGGTCTAGCCGACATTTTGCGCGTCCCAAATTCGACATATATGGCATATTCAACGCCAGTTGCCACCTCTGCGCTTGTTGAGCCAGTCATGTGCGCTTGTATTGAGTTTTTTAGGTTACCAGTTTTTATCGGCACAACCGCCTTTGCGTTGCTTTCTATGTCGAAAGCAGCTTTTTTCACAATCTGGCTCACCAGCTGAGGCAGTTTCGCCGCTATTTGCGGCAAGCGATTGTGCGTAATTTTTATCGTAACACTGCTCATTTCATCATCTGCAGAAGCTGCTGGATTATCCAAATAACCACAGTGCTGCCGACAATCCCACTTATCCCTGCTAGCAATCGGTGAGATTGTTCCAGACGCAAAACAGCCTTCGACAGCTCATTGAATTTCGCTTCATGTTCATCGATGTATTTGCATACCTGCATCATCTGTTTTTCAAGAACTGGGTGAACAGCATCTTCTTTCCGTTCCAAAGCGCGCAATCTATCGTCAAATGCACGCAGCGTCTCTTTTATTTCCTCAATATCTGCTGCCATTTTTTCCACTGCATGATTCAGTGTTAGCATTATGTGTTGGGTATTCATTGAGACCGTCATCGCGGCAATCCGACAGCAGACTTAGCAGCGTCGTACACGCCGCTGGCAACCAACCCCAAAACAATACCATATATCACTGCGCTAAGGGCACTGGTAAAATCTCCAATCGGTTGTTCAGCATGGCGGTATGCTACGCCAAAAACAATCCCCACAACCATGCTCGCCATGTTAAGTGTCATCCCACTTATGCCGAGTCTCTTAAGCCATTCCACGACACCCACGATAACCACAATCAGTGGTACTCCATTAACCATCGCTTCCATCACGTTACCTCCATAACTTTAAGCCGTTTGGCAGTCTCATAACTTCTATACAGCACAACCATCACTGAATATCGCTTGCCGTTGATTTCCACTTCGTCATCGACCCGTACATCGGTGTTGTACGGTAGAGTTACATCGTAAATTTTTGCAGTGCTGATCATTTCACCGACTTCACGCACATCTGGCTTTTCACCAGTGTATGCGATGCGCCCGATAGTAGTCGCAGCAGTCTGCCAGTTCTCCGTCCAGCTGCCGGCAGAGTCGTACGTTCGACTGCACCGTTTCACAATGACAATCTCCGGCATCAACTTTGTTTGCTCAGCTCTAACCTTTGCCAAATCACTGGACATCATTTCTCACCTGCTGCACCAGTGCAATACGCTGACGTTTGCGGTATTGCGCCGCTAATTCCCGCAGTGTTTGCTGCTTCTGACTTCGCTTCATGTTTGCACCATCCGCTTCTACATCGTATTCAAGCGCCACTTTGCCAGCCCACATCTCCAGCAAGTCAGCTGCTGCGCCATATATGTCATATACCTTCCCACTCACCAGTACTGAATGTTGGTGTGCGCCAAACGACCAGCGCCCATGCAACGGATCAGAACTAGACGGTGTCAGCTGGGTATATTGGGTATCATACACTGCTGCATCGTTTTCCCAGTATTGCTCATCACTGTACCAATCCCTATACTCCATATTTCCTGCCACTACAGTTTGCAATGGTTTCAATGGATAATAGCGGAACTCCGAACGGTGTACATCAAGAGACCGTTCGATTTGGTCGTCTGTGAAAACCTGGCTAGTTCCAGCTGGATCGCCTATGAGATCTCGCACTAAGTTAATTAAATTTGCCATGCTGGATCGTGGCACTGCTATTTACCTCCAGTTGGTACGGTGGTGAGCAAAAGGAGACGAACTCTGCCACCGTACCATAGCCGAACTAGACAACCTTAGGAAGCTTATAGCATCGAATCGAAGCGCCAATCGTTGTAGATGCCGGCGGCGAAAACTTGATGTTTAGCGTTCCATCATCATGAATAAACCGCGCTACCTCGAGAGGGCCAATAATCTTTGTGACTGGGCTAGCGCCACCAGGAACTGTCAATTCTAAATCACCTAGTGGAGCGCGAGCTGCGGGTGGATAATCACCAGCAAGCACTGTTACGGTCAAATCCTTGCCTGCGCCCATACTGTTCGTAACCTCTAACAGGATCAAGTCTGTGCGTCCCTTCACATCCGCCGGCAAAGTAACTGCGCTTTGGCCAGTATCAAGCACGTCGGCCGTCGGAATATTGTTGACTGCACCAGGCACTAGCTCAGTAACTGTAATAGAAGTCGCATTAGCCATTTGCTACCTCCTACACTACAGTTGCAATCATGCGCACCAATCCTTGCGGGCGTATGACCTTTGCGCCGTAAAGATGCAACCCTTTGATGCCGTCAGCAAAACGATTTTCTCGGCGTATTGCCTCAATCTTATTGATTTGTTCAGCATAGGTTACTGCGCCAGGGTATCCGGCTAAAATGCGCCACTTGCTAGACGATTCAGGCACATTGTTACTGACCAGAACGCGAAATCCAGCAATTTGTCCTACCTCTCCATTCAACATAACCTGTTGCGCAAGGTTGTTGTACACAAAGCGGTTGTCCTTCAGTAAAAGCGCATACACTTCCGGCGGCACAACCAACCAGCGTCCTTCGTTAGGGACGTTGGCTTTATCGAGCTTCACACGCATATTCACGATAGCCTCATACGCATTTGTGTTACCTGAACCAGTAGCGCCTGCGGTCAAAGAAACTGGACTTGCGTCAGTGCCGATCTGATTCGCAGACGCAACACCAGCAACCATTACACCGGCCACATACTGATCAGCAGAATCCTTCAACCCATACGCAGCTTCAGCCATTGCACTATCAATGATGTTCACCACAGATTGAGCTTTGTCGATGTCGTCAACTTCAAAGGCGAAATATTTTTGTTTTTCGATAGTCAGCACCTGAGCTGCGTCCGAGAGCTCCTGAAAAGTGATGTCCTGCCCTTTGGTGTAATTGTCTATCGTAACTGCTGAAACCGACAGGATTTTAACCGTGTCGCCGGCATTGCGGATTTCGCCCTCATAATCGCGATTGACAACACCAGGTTGAGCGTACACCATTGATTTTTTCAGGTTTTCCAACAGTCTAGCCGACCAAATTGTCGGAATAAAATTCGTAATTGCCATAACTAACCTCCTGATAGAACCTTCTTAACTTCATCCCACCGTTTGTTGATCTCATCTTCTGGCATTCGTCGAATGTCATCGAGAGTCAACGTCTTTTTCGCTGGATTTGTTGGGGACATTTGCTGATGAAAACCAACTAGGTAAGGCTTTGTGCTGATTAACTCCCGCAGCACCCTATCGACATTTACAGGTTTGCCGCTATCATCAAATTCGATTTCTGCAAGATTGATCAGCTTATAAGCCGCTTCCGCATCAACGATACCGAGTTGAGCCGCTTGCAATTTGACCTCGTATTCCAATGCCCGCGCTTGCAGTGATTGCTGGTACTCAATCTCTTTGCGCTCCAGCTCTACAAGCCTCTTTTGGAGCTTTTCTTGCTCGGTCATCTTAGCTTCTTCATCCGCTCTGACCTTACTCTCCAGTTCACGCAACCGTTTGCGGTATTCAGCCGCTTCCGCACGCAGTTTGCGCACATATTCAGCGTCAAAACGCTCTTGCTCCTCTGCCGTCTGGGCTTCGGAATGTGCAACCTCCTGGGTTGCGCCTTCGGTGACCACCTGGGTCGATTTGATTTCGTCAGACATTTTTATACTCCACTTAAAAAATTCATTAACTTTTGAGCATATTCCGTATCTCCAACGTCATTACACAATTTCATCAACACAAGAGCTCTGCTAACGTCAGATTTAGAAAATTTCTTTTGTTTACCAAGACGGTCAATAAAATTCAACACATCCGACCGTATTGCTGCATGCCTTAATACTTTTAGAATATCATCTGCAGTTACACCTTCTCGAAACCTCATATAATTTGGTGGTTTTCTGCTCATTCAGCCAACCTCTTGATAGATTCTGGAGGTTCTTCCCCCAGTTCCCGATATAACCGCAGCAGTGCCCGCGCCGCCTTGCGCTTCTCTTCCGGCGTTCCCTTCACACCACCACGCGCGCCAGCCAGCGCGGCAGCTGCCGCATGTACACCATTCCGATTGAGCATGCCATTAGGCTCTCGAACAGGTAGTTTGCATTGCGCCTTTGCTGTGTATTCTGACTTAGGGGGCTTGATCAGGCATGCTTCATACCACTGCTCTTCGTCGTAATCGCTTTCGCTGAATCTAGACCAGGGTTTATCACTTACAGCCATTTCCACACCTCACCAAACAAAAAACCCGAAGCTAATACCTTTTCGGCATTGCTCCGGGTTCTATGCCTCGGTCGAGCAATTCAATCAATTAAATTATAGCATAATTTTATAAATAAATATCTTCTAGGTTTATTTCATGAATGCCCATTTTTCATATTCATTAATGCCTTTTCAAGCATTACTAAACTTTCACCTTCACCCAGCAATTGCTTATCATCAGGGTGACGTTTCAACCACGAAGACAGTCTCTTACGTGCTTCTTTCACTTCGTCAAGCGTTTTAGCATGTAAAACAAATTGTCGCAATTGCTCGCGTTCTTTTATTTCTTCTTCGTTCATGTTACTTTCCTAGCAAAGGAGATAAAATATCTACAGCTTTATGTAAATCAGGTCTTTTGGGGAAAAGGTCAAGCATAAAATGAAACCTGTCTGATAAATTTGTTTTTATCAGTGTAACATAGAAATCCATCTCAGTCAATCCAGCTCTGCGTCGTATTTCTTCAAAGATATCAACATATTCCTGATAACTTCCATGATGCCCAGTGTAACCCGAATACACTTTAGCACCAATAATTCTAGCTAATCCCTCAACCGTGGCTTCTTCAAAAGCTCGTTTGATTTCATATGCTTTGGGATTCAAGCCAGCAGAACGTCCATGAAGTAATTCATGGATCAACGTATGAACATCACAGTCATCGCGCAGCCAAATATCACAATTCCATTCTTTCGTCCCCCAAGCATCTGGCATAAAACTTTTTGATTTAATGAAAATTTTACCGCTCCAACGCTGCTCACCACCAATGATTTCTCCAATTCGGGCATCGATTTCTTTCGCTAACTTTTGCACTTCTTTAACAGTATATCCAAACACATGACGCTTTGGCGCAATTAGGTAACTTCTAGCATTTATTCCTAATTCAGCCAAACTTTTCTCATATCGGTGAGTCCCCCACTCCTTTGAGTGCTTGCGGCCAACCAAATCAACTAACGAAAACTTGCCATCTAGCCACGCCGCATACTTCGCCGGCCCTAAGATCTTTATCCTCATATCTCTCGATAAGCGATTAAAAAGCAATACACCTTGCTTAACGTCAGGATTCGTGTCCGGCACATCAGACAAATCAATGCCATATTGCTTTCCGATCTCCTCCCAGCTCTTCGTCAGAGGTAATGCGCTGCATCTGCCGTTTGGGTGATCATCCAACCGTTCATCTAGCGAATGGTGTGTTCCATGCATTACCCAACAAGCAACACATGTATGATCATCACACGCACTATGCCAAATCCAACCTTTCACTACATCTGCATTCGCCCGATATGTTTCACGGGTTGCTTCGCGATATGCACGTAGCACTTCTGTACGCGCGATTCGCAACGCTCTGGACAAAGCCTCACCGAGCACCTTGCGCAGGTCAACAGCTACATCATATGGGTTCTTACCTAATATGATTCCCTGCACCAATACATTCCCAGCTGCTTCAGCTGCTTGTGGAGCTATGCCGGCCAAAAGACGGTGCAATGGCGAGTCTGGTTGAGTCATTCCTACCATTTTTTCAACTGCAGACCTGTTTGGTTGGTACAAGTCAATCGTAATGCCATGCGGTACTTCACCAAGAGATTTCAATATCAATTCTTGAGCATGTGCTTCGGCTGCTTCTATTGCTTCACGTTGCTGTTCCACAATGCTTTCATCTGCATATACCGAAAATCTAGCCAATTCATTTTCTATAAACTGCTTCAGCTTACCGGCACGCATAAGTTTCCATGCCAGTACGTCTTTGTTTTCCCCTTCTGTCTCAAACAATTCTTTTTTAAGATCGTCATATTCCCGTTTGATGCGCTGCCATATCTCACCATAGACACGTACCATTTTGCTTGCAGCATGACGCTCTCGCTGAAGCAGCGTGCGGCGAAAACGCTCTACGACATCATAAATCTCGCCTTCTTGTTCTGGCATTACTGTCCTCTATCAAATGCGCTCAGTATCTGCTCGCCCAATTCAGTGCCGGACGCTTCTCGCTTTTGACGTTCCAGTTCTGGATCGTAACCAAGACGCATCATTAGCGTATCTTGCGAAACGCCAAGCTGCATATCGATCAGCGCAGCCTGACGCTCTTGCATCGGATCACTTGGCAGGATGTTCTGCCAATGAATAGCCGTGTATAAATCAGCGCCATAGCCACCAATGGCTAAAAGCCGGCGGTTTAGTTCTACAAGCATATTGCCATACAGCAATCGCTTCGTATTGGTCTTTTCAATAAGCGGTTGATAAAGAACCTGCAAAGCAACACCTGACAAATTTCCTACCCGTTCCAGATTTCCTGCTGCTACTTCGGGCACGCGGCTGATTTCGTGAAGCGCCTGGCGCAGCATGTCAAGATAGCGCAAGCTGGATGCTAAGTCGCTTTGCATTTCAAGATTATGCAGCTCAGCATTTTCTCCCGGTAGGACGATAGTCTCGTCAACCCCAATCCGCAAATCCTTTGCCATAAACCCACGCCCCCACGTCTTGGGATGTGCGTGGAAGCGAATGATGCGCGCGGTATTGCTGGCTATGAAATTTATGGCGCGAACAATCTCAAGCACATCATCCTCAAGATCACTCTGTCCCCAGAATTCACCCGGTGCCGGCAGATTTTGGCAATCCACAATTGGACTAAAGTCATACATCCAGACTGCTTCATTAACCGTAGACCAACTCAAATTTTCCAGATCGCCAATCTGATCCACAATCCGCCACTGTATCCCATCTCGCTCAATAACTTGGCGAACACCAATGGGCTTTTTACTCTTTGGATCAATTGATGTATATGCGATTTGGTAACGTAGTACCTGCTGCGCATCATCCGGTGCTAAGCTTACGGTCACAGTTTCTGGGTCAACTATGACAAGACGTGGATATGGTCGATTGGGAATAATCTTGATGAACACATGCCCGGCAACGCCACCAGTTAGCGCAACGTTCTGAAGCAAACTCATCCTGCGATTGTAAGACCACACTGCATCAAGCCACTGCTCAGCTTCTGTTTCCTCAACTTCATCAATCTCAAACCTGACATCTTTACCAAACAGGAATGAAATGCCCTTATCCACGATCATTCGTGCATAATTAATACGTACATTGTCATCAACTTGCCCTTCTCGCACTTTTAACGCCGGCTTCATCTTGCCGTAGTATGCTTCCCAGCGCTTGCGCACCACCTCAATGCGTGACTGTTCATCACGCCCAAGCAAATCCAACAGACCCGTGTAAATTGCATTCGACATTATTTTTACCTCCAGATATTTTCGCCGTATTCAACTTTCATTGGAACAGCTAGTTTGCTGAACGCTCCGCTTGCAGCATCAACTTGGTCATCGTGTGAACCATTGGGGAATGCCAACAGCTCATCTAAAAATGGCGCATTCCAATGACTTTTAACCAACACAACATTGCCTGCCTCGGCCTGCGCCGCCAGCGGCTCCGCGCGCACTTGCTTACTGCCAGTCACCCGATCCGCGTGTACTGAGTATCCAGAGAGTAACCGAATCAACGCTTGCACACTATCCACGCCGCTGGAACCAGGTTCCTGCTCCAGCCAAATTTGGGTACCATGCGGATCGGTTTCAGCGCATTGCTTGATAACCTTATCCCGTTCACCAGGAGACCAGCGCCCCCGCGTCACGTCCTCGACATAATAGACGCCGTCCACCCGGCTCATACGCACGCCAACCGTGTAATCGCCATCATCGGCCGTAGCCGCTTTGTCCCAATAGCGCACCCGCGCCTCGACCTGCGCCGGTGAAACCTCGACAAATTTGCTGAACCACTCCCGTTTGAACATTCCCCCTTCTGCTGGCATTGGGCGCTGCTGGTAAAGCGCCTCAAATGCCCACGATCCAAGCACCGCTTTGATTTTGAGTAATTCCTCTGCCGGATACCGCTCAGGATTGAGGGCTTCTCCGGATTGTCGCCCCAGCACATCACCATCCTCAGCCAATGCCGGCATCCTCACCACACGCCAGTTTTCTCCATCTTCACTGTTCA